AATTGGTTTAGATGTTATGTAAATCTTAATTACTTACTTGTAATACTTGTTTACTTACTTACTGTATTACATATATATAGTATTTGTTTATTTGGCTTTAATTTGATATGGCTTTAATTAGTAAAGTATTGTAAAGTATGTTTAAATAGGCTTTAAATAGGCTTTAAATGGCTTTAAATGATTAATTAATAGTAAGTATTAAAAAAAAGTTATTGAGCAGAATTAAAAGAAATATCAAAATAATATTAAATAGTTCTTGCAACGTATTAGTTGCATAAAGTAAATTCAATCAACATTGAAAGGACAAAACAAAATGAAACATTCGAAAATAAAACAACATAAATTAAATCTTATTGAACATATACTAGATGAAAGTAATGTTGTAGATAGATTTAGACCAACTATGAGAAAAACACTATTAAAGCTAAATCATAAAGATTTGAGTAATTTGGCTTTAGGCTTTATAGTATATTAATAATTAATTAATTAACAAGGAGAAAAAAAATGAATAAATGTAGTAATAGAAATTGTATTGAATATGTAGATAATAAAGAGTTGTTTAATGCTAATAATATATTTGCAACTAATATTACATCTAGCAAAGGTGCTTTTTATGTTGTTTACTCTTATGGCTTTCACTTTCCGATGTATGCTTTTAACTTTAAAAGTCGTACTTGGTTTGTAAATAAGGATAAATATTCAGTAACAACGAGCAAACACCAAAACCAAGCGAAGCCATCAGATGTATTGGCTTTAGAATCTGCCAAAGGTGGACAGTTTGCACACGATAAGAAAGTATATGCTTACAATGTAGAAACAACTTCAGAAATGAATAATTTAATCGGAAATAGAGGATATTAATATGTATATAGAAACAGATAAAATATATGATTATTTAGTAGAAAATCAAATAGCAACAGAAAACGAAATTAGTTTAGTTACTTCAATTAATGGATACAATGAAGAAAGTTTAAATGCTATTTTATTTTCTAGAATCGGTTATAGGTGTTTAAGTCAATTAGAAGAAATGGAGGAATTTTAACAATGTTAAAAGACATAAAAGAAATCTATATAATATTACTTAAAGAAATATTTTCAATCAATTTTTTACTGTTTGTTATTGTATTATATTTTATATCACATATTGCAATTTCATTCAGTCAAACTTACTTTAATTTTTAATAAATAGAAAGGTATAAAATGAAAAAAGATAAAATAAGAAAATTAATTGATGAAGGCTATAAGCCATTAGTTTATTTAACAAGTAATAAAGATTATAGTAAAATGATATTAAAAACAATATTACAAAAAAACAATTCTAATATTGTTTATCCAGTTTATTATAATCACATAAAGACAATATTAAAAAAACATCAATTAGAATTTATAGATAGTTATAATAAAGCTAAATTATTAAAATTTTCAGATATTGTAGAATTAAATATAAAGTTTAAAAATAATACTATAGATAAAAATGATATGAAGTTATTGGTGATGTATAGAGCTATTAAAAATATGGATTATTTAGAGCAGAAATAATTATATAACTAATGATATTATAGATTGTAACAATACAGGTTTAATATATAAAGCTAAACAATTAGCACAAGATTATATTAATTAGAAAGGACTATTATGAAACGAATTAAAGCAATTACAGTAATACATATAATAATAATACTATATTTTTTACTACAATTTTTAACAAGGCTTAAATAGAAAGGGATAAAATGAAAATAGATACATATTTACCAATATTTAAAGGGTTCTATCAATCAATATATGAACCAAATAATCTTGAAGAATTACAATTTGAAGATATAAACGAAATAAGAGAAAATAATAATAAAAAACCTATATCATTTGATAATATTGATTTTGATTATAATAAATATTACATTGATGTATCTAAACAATTATGTGATGTAATACAAGATGAATTATCTGATTATATTAATGTAATAAGATATAAAAATATTAACAGTCCTAAATATTATAATTACTCTAATGATTTTATAGAGTGTGAAATAGAGCCTAAAAAAGATAATATCTTAAATTATATTAAATCTAATTATAATGATTGGAAAAAATATTTAAAAGATAACTATACTTCTTATGATGGTTTTATATCTAATTATGATAATAATCCAAAAAGTGAAGATTGGAATGATTATAATATTATAAATAGTAAACATCAATTATATGCCGTTCTAAACTTTATATCTGAAAATGAAGGTATAAATGAATTAGATATTTATGATTGGTTAGTTGATTTATGGATTGATGTGAAAAATTATGATGAATTAATTAAATAAAAGGGTTATAAAATGATTAAGCAAAAAATAGTAGATAAAATGACGAATATCGAAAATATACTAACTGGAGACGGGCAAGAAGAATATTTAAAACTATTAGATGAATTTATTGGTTTATATGACAAGCTCAGAGGTTTAGATAATGACAATACAAGAGACATTGCAATAAGATGTGTCGATAGTATGTTTGAACACAATATATTAAATTCAAAGTATTGTGAGCAAGAAGATGAATTTACAGTACAAGATATAATCCATAACGAAATAAACAAAGCATTAAATATTAAGGAGTAATTAAAATGACTGATAAAAATTCGTATTGGCTGAAGCCACTATTTAAGGAATTATTTTTATTATTATTGGCTTTATATACAATAGCAAAATTAATTGAATATGTTAAGTATAACTTATTATAAGAAAGGGATTATAAAATGGAGCAAATAAAATTAGATGTTTATTATTCTGATTATAGTGAACCAACACCAAAAATTAATATATTTGATGTTGAGGAAATGATGAGAAATTTAGAGAATGAACTTTATAAATTGACTAATAAAAAATGGAGTATAGAAGCAAGGGAGGTATTATAAATGAATGAGAAAATACAAATTCCAATAACTGAATGTGATATTGATATGTTCCAAGATTTAGTTTATAAAGGTATAAATAACTTTATATGGAGTTTTAAAAGTAATAAAGGGAATAATATTAGTGTTGAGTTTATAAATGATGAGGAGGGCTTACTATAATGGATGATAAATTTGCTTATTTAAATTTATATAGTGATGATTTTGATAAATATAGTGTGTGGAAGGATGTTTGTGATTCTGTTGGTGTTGATTATAATACAGATAAAATCACTATATTTTACAGAAAAGATTTAACAGAAACTAAATAAGAAAGGGATTATAAAATGAAAGTATATTATTGTTATGAGGTTCTAAACAAGGTAAATAATAAAAGGTACATTGGATTTTCAGTTAGACCAAAAATAAGATTTAAAGAACATATCCAATCGAGCAGAAAAAAACAATTTCAACATTTACCACTTTATAAATCAATCAATAAATATGGAGTTGATAATTTTGAATTTAATTTAATTGATAATAATAAATCAAAAGAAAAAATGTTATCACTAGAAATAGATTATATTAAAAATTATAATACTACAAATAGAGATTATGGTTATAATATTTCAAGTGGTGGTGGTGGTGGTAATGGTGTACCAAGAACAGAAAAAACTAAAAAATTATTAAGTGATGCAACAAAAAAACTTGCACAAAATCCCAAATGGAGAGAAAATCTTAGTGAAAAAGCAACTGAATATTATAAAAATCCTAAACATAGGCAAAATTCAGCTAAATATGCTACAAAACAATATAAAGATGGTAAAAATAAAGGATTAAAGAGTTTAAAAGAATATCATATAAAAAATCCCAATGCTTCTTATAAATTCGCTATGAAAAATGCTAAAAAATGCTCTTATAATGGGGTTATATATGAATCAATAGCAGAAGCATCAAGAAAAAACAATATACCTGAAACAACAATGCGAAGAAAAGCAACTATATTATAAAATTAAGGGGTAGTACAATAAAAGTAAACTCAAGGTACGCAAGGACGATTGACTGGCTGAAAGTTGCAGTAGGCATTAACTGATGCAGTATAAAAACTTCAAAAACTACCCCTTAATAATTAAAAAAAGGAGAGTAAAGTGGAAGCATATTGTAATGATTGTAAAGAAGAATCTATTTTTGAAATAAATATACATCAAGATTCTTTTTATATAAATGGTAAAAGGCAAAAAGAGTGTATAATTTGTGGAAGATATGAGCCTTTAAAAAGCAAAGAGCCTAGTAGAAAGGGTTAAGACTAGGCTCTTTTTATATCACATAATCGGAGGAGAGTGACTTGTGAATAATATTATATTTATATATGTTTACTTCTTATTTGAGATATTTTGCTTTGGACTAGATAGAGCTTCGCTAACCCCTCATAAGAATGAAGGTTAGCTCTATCTATTTCTTATCCGAGCCTATTAGCTTCTTCATAGATAAACAATTACAGATTATTATAATTGTTCGGACACCTATTTATCTTATAATCAAGATTGAGAGAGCCATTATGCCTTCGCTTAACTTGTTGCTTTCTCCCACCCCTTCTTGTAGCAACTTTATAAATCTCATAGCAAGAAGTCGTTTCAGCAACCCTATGAGCAGTATAATTTATATTATAAATCAGATTATATCAAAACTTTTTATTAATTATAGAGGAGAATTAATATTAATTTGCAATTTGTTAAAATAATTGTTGCATTGAATTATATTATATTAATAACTTATATGTATGAAAGGTAATAAAAAACGAAAGGAGAGTAATATGAGTAACTTAAACCCAATATTTGAGGGTATAATAAATAACCACTTTGGAAAGAAAGTGGAAGATGCAGAGGTAGTAGAAGAAACATGGAGAGATAAAGAGATAAGAGAACATCTTTATACTATGGAGAGGAATAACCCAATATTTTGGGAATGGCTAGAATGGTGTAATGTTGTAAAGGAATTCAATACAAAAAAAATAATTGATATTGGTAGAAACTTTACAGAATATGTTGATTTATACCACGAGTTCTTAAAGGATTGGTACAAAATAGACACAAGAGAGAGGAACTTTTAAGGGGGGATAATGAATAAGTTAAAAGAAATAATACAAGAATCAGGTTATAAACAAAACTTTATAGCAGAGAGGTTGGGTGTTCATAGGACAGAGATTAGTCAATGGATAGCAGATAGGAGGCGACCTCGCAACGAACAAATCAGAGAGTTGAGTAAACTTCTAAGGTGTAAGATTAAAGAGTTGTATCCTGATTATAAACTACAATAGAAAGGAGATTATGGATTTATTTACACAAAATACCCATAAGAAAAGCACAAAAACTGGTAAAGTGCTTGAACACTTACAAAGAGAGGGGAATATAACAACTTGGGAAGCTATACAATTATATAGAGCAACAAGGTTATCTGCAATTATATTTAACCTAAAGAAAGAAGGACATAATATATCAACTACAAATGAAAAGGGAGATGGTGTTAGTTTTACAAGATACCATTATAATTTTGGAGATGATTACAACTACTAATGAAAGGGAGCTATGAAATATTTACTAATGCCAATTATAATATTAATATTAGTTTATTATTTTATGTGTATGGTGGAGTTTTTTCAGGAATTATATTACAACATAAAAAGGAGAGTTAGATGAGTAATACTTACGAATCAGTTTGGAAAACACTAAGTAGTATAGATATTAGTGAACATATAGAAAGGAAGATGAATTTATCTTATTTATCTTGGGCATGGGCATGGGGAACATTAATGAAGCATTACCCAAGTGCTAATTATAAATTTAATTCATGGGATAGAGATGGTAAAGAGTATGATGTTATGTATTATCCTGATGGTAGTGCTTCTGTTCCTGCTTTTAGTTTTAATTCAGATAATAATTCAGGTATTAGTGGTGGATCAGATACTTTAACTTTTAGTACGGGAGGAGTTGGTCGTTTAACTATTAGTTCTGCTGGTTTAGTAACAATTCCAGGGG